TCGGTCTTATACTCGCGGATAAGATCGTTGCGAAGCACCTTGATAATATCTTCCCACGAAGGCATTTTCATCAGGGCTTGGACTTCGGGCGGGAGTTGCGGAGATTCTTGCTGCGGCGGTTGCTGGCCCGTCGCCTGTGCCACCATAGCGGCGCGTTGCATGGTTTGGGCCTTCAGCATTTCCTGCATCTGGATTTGCTGTTTGGCTTGGTTTGTCAAATACGGGAGGCCCGTCATTGCCTGGAAGGTTTCTTGTTCGAATTTCTTGCACGCGATTTCGAGCATGATGGCAAGGGCTTCGCGGCAATACCGCTGGACTTCTTTCTGCATCTTTTTCAGTCGGAGAGAACCCCATTGGTTTTTGATCTGCTGCGCCGTTGCAGTCTCCGACGCAACAGATGCACCCCGTAGGATATCAGATATGCCAGTGATCTCATAGATAACCGCCTTGCAGCTCTCGCGCTGCTGATAGAGGCTCTGGGCCGTTTGGACGAGGTCGTGAACAGGGACGATATAGAGGAGTTTATCCATGCCCTGCGCGCTGTCCGGCATGGATTGAATATTCTCGACAGGGACGAGCTTGTTATCGTCCGCTTCGAGCATCTTTTCGATGCCCTCGACAGTGGAGTTATAGGCCCCGCGGTATTTGATGGCTTTGATGATGGCCTTAAGCCGACGGGTGATATCGTTGAGTTCGAGAGCCTGCTGACGATATTGCTCATAAAGCGGAGTTGGGACGAGGGTCGTAATCTTCCGCATGAAATTCAGCGGCTGCGGAACGGGGAAGAAGCCCGTCAGCCCGAGGGGATCGTTGGCGACACGCAGCGGGCCTTTCTTGCAACACGCGGAGAAGAAATAAACCTTCTTCGAACCTTTGTCCCAGACCTCGTAGACCTTATAGGTCACAACCCCGGTCAGCTCGTCGCGATCTTCGGCCGTTTCGTTGGTATCTTCATCGCGCGAAGTTCCTTCGAGGTTTTTGAAGTCCAGCTCCGCGTCTTTGAAATTGGCCCGAAGCTCTGCCTCGGTCATATCCCATTCAAAGCCAATCCATGGAACCTTTCTCCAAGTCCGCGCATAGCCGTGGAAGAATTTATCCCAGCGAACATCCTCGCCGTAAACGCATTCGTGCTTGGTGTCTCCGACGAACTTGAACCGCGTCAAGCCGCGGTTCGTAACGGCAGCGTTGAGGACGGCCTGAGCCATGAGGGCGTCGAAGGTTTCGTAATCTTCGTGCTCGGTGTCGATGAGATACTTGAGCGTGCGAGTGGATACTTCCGCGGCGGACTTCCCGACGGGGTCGGCGTCTTTGAAGCGGCGAGTGACGATGGGGATAGGCCTGGCGTTGTAGACCGACGGGATAAGAACTTCGGTGTTGGAGTAGATGATGTTGAAGGGAGTGTCGTCGGAGCGCTTACCTTCGTAGATGTCTACAACCGGCTGGGCCTTCTGGCGATACTTTTTATCCCGCTTCAGTGCGTCTTCGATGTCTCCCATCCAGCGCTTGACGAAAGCCCCTTTTTGGCGCTCGGACATCTGCTCGACGGTTTTAGTAGGCACTGTTTTCTTCCCTCTGAATGCGCTGAGCGCGGTTTCGAGCGACAATGTCGTTCAAGGTCATTGAGGTCACGTCACGCGGTAGGACCAGCCCCGGTGCTGGCATTTGGAGTTTTGGCCGCCACGGGCGGGACATGCAAGCATATCTTGTTTCATCTGCGTCGTGATCCTCGCCATCGGTATCGAGGTCTTCGGGATCGTTTTCATCGTGCTGGAGGGTGGGAACGGTGCGCCAGAAGTCCTCGCACTCGTGGGCGATATAGAGCATGGGGACGCCGTCCTGCCCGTCGATACGCTGACGCATGGCTTCCCAGCCAGGCTGGCGTTTATTGTCGGCCCGACGCCAGCGACAACGAGGCATAGACTCTGCGATGGAAGGTCCACCGTTGCGGATGAAGATCGCCGGGTCAGCCACAGCGTAGCGAATACGCTCGCCATCTTCGTATTGGAGGATACCGTCTTGGACCTTGTCGGCAGTCATACCGAGCCCTTTGTTAACCCCGCTAGCTCCATACCATTCTCGGTATTTGAAGAGGGCTCCAAAAGGCAGAGGGTTGTCACGGGGCCAAATACCGTCTGCAATCGCATACCAACCCACACAAAATGGCTTGTAGGAGCCCCAATCGAAGGAGCGGAAGAGGACGGTGCCGGGGGTAGCTTGTTTGATGATGGATGCGGGCCTGCCATTGCGCTCTTCCGTGAGGGTGGTGAAGAAAGCCCCGTCGACAATGTCCCAATTGCCTTCGAGCCAGGCTTTGACGAGGGCTTCGGAACCGGACTGGCGGAGGCGGAGGACATAAGTAGGATCGTTGCGGAGAAGAAGCATGTTATCGCCGAGCTTGGAAGGGATGAAAACTCGGTCGAGGGAAACAGTCTGGCGAACGCCGTCGATATCGACTTCGCAAGCTTCGGTAATGATTTTGTAGCCTGACGGGCAAGGGTCGATGTAGCGAGCCTTTACCCAGTTGTGTCCGGGCCCTCCAGGGTTTCCGGTAAGTCGCATACCGACAGGAACACCGGCACCAGATCGTAGCGTAGCCCGAAGCTTGTTGATTGGGCTTGGTGAAGGGAAATTCGTGACTTCTTCAACATATACGCGGGTATAGTTGTGGCCTTGGTATTCCTCGGCATCGGAATCCCTTTCAAGGTAGACGAACTTTAGTCGCGCGCCACCAGGCATGAGCCACTCGGCTTTTTGTTCGTTATACTTAGCTCCGATTTTGGGGAACAGTTGCTTGGTTCGTGCAATGACTTCCGCCAGCTGCTTGAACTTGCGACGAACAAAAATGCCAACAGCATGTTCGCCGTAAGTGCTGCTATGATCAAGCCAATCTCCAATTGAGCTTTCCGTCTTTCCCCCACCACGAGCGCCTCCATAGAAGACCTCAAAGATAGGGCACTGGATCAGAGCAGTTTGAGGCCCTTCCTGCGGAGTCCAGATGATGGTTTGGGCCATTATGCTTCCTGCAACACGGCAATGACGTCCCACTTTGTGTCGATGGAATTATAAACCATACGGAGGATAATCCACTTACTGGCAATAGTAGTAGCAGGTAAAGTAACACCCATCGCTCGATAGTTAGTGCCAAAAGCTATTGTTCTAGCACTACCATTATCTCGTAAGCGGAGAATAATCTCCTTTCCATCGATGGCCGTGCCAGTAGGATTGGCGAAGTTAACGTTCCCGCTCGCCCCATCACGAGTAACAACACTGTCATTAAATGTTGGAGTAATGGTGTTGAAAGCACTAGTGGTAGAAGTAACTCCACCACCACGAAGCTCTACCCATGTTCCAGGCGTTCCGGCAGCGGTGCAGAGCCAAGCAACTACGCCACCTGCCGATTGATCACGATTAAATACAATCTCACCGCGAGCGTGTGCGCCAGTGGTCGGTGCGGCGGTTCCGTTAGTAATCTGTCGAGCATTAGTGATCGACGAGCCGACCATTAGCTTAGGCGGGTGGAAAGCGTGAGCAACGGCCGCGCCGGTTCCAAATTGCTGAGCTGTAGCTACACCAGTTATATAATAAGCAATGTTCGACCCGGAATAAGCCCAGGCAAGGTCTAGATCACTGTTGACCAGTCGGAGGGACCACTCCGATGGGGCTGCAACACTATCTTCGATTACGAGGGCAATTTTGTTTGCCCCATTACCTATTTGGACACTAAAGGTTGAAGTGCTGGTATCATAGCTTTCGTATAAAAAACCTGTTTCGGTTTTTATAAAATTGTTTTCAGCAGTGATTAAAGCTCCTGCACCGCCGGCAACATAGGTTGCCATGAACCCCCCAAAGATGAGTGTTCGTGTTGACAGCTGAGGTAGACCATAACCTCCTTCGTGGTAGCATCCGACAAAAACACCCTTAGAGTTACCGTTATCAGTGCAATACGAACCACCCTCTCGAACGGATATTCCATTGGTCCAATCAGGAATGTTAGCGCTAACTGTCAGTGGTCCGCCAGCACCAACATGACGCCACCAAGTATTATCGGCCGAAGTGCCTGATGGAGCATTGGTTGATGCACCAACTGCCTGTCCAACCTTGACAACGTAACGCTGCCCGCCGTGGCTGACCATCGAGGTGATCGCGCCGACTGTGACGCCGTTCGTCGAAGCATGGCAGCCTAGATAGGTATTGCCGAGGAAGCTGCTATCCCAAATTCCCCACTGGCGATTGTCGGCACAGTCTGCGGATATAACGGACCAGATATTGGCATCTGCGCCGTCAATAAAAATACCATTGCGGTTAGAGCGACAGCGGACATTGGTGATCCGAGTGTTATTGGCGTTACCTTCAGGCGCTCCGCCGGCTGTAGCATTGCCGTAAATACCGTCGCCTTCAAACTCTTCGATATCGACATTTTCGATATTAGCGCGAGCGCGAAGATGAATGCCGTGAACTTCGGCTTCGGTTGTAGTGTAAGCGCCGAATAATGCGATATTACGAATGGTGAAGCCGTCGCCAGCGAAATGGGTTACACCATCTGTGGTTGTCGCACCGGAAGTGTTAAACCGCTGGACACGAATTCCAGTAACACCGGAGGGAAACTTGAGTATCGTAGCGCGAGTTTGGGAAAAGCCGGGATCACATCCTTCGATAATTCCGGCGCCATTGGTTATTTCAATAGTGCTGGAAAATTCGAAGTAGCCAGCAGGGAAGAGAATAGGCTCCAGGCCTCGATAAACGAAATTTTCATAAGGCGCTCGCAAACGTAATACAGCCAGTAGAACATCAAACGCTGTGCTATTGGCTGCACCGTTTGCGCCAGCAGAATTTCCTTCGATAATACCGAACCAAAGAGGGTTGATGGGCCCGTCGAACCTGCGGACCCAGGCACCTGAAGAACCGTCGGGATCGGAATCTGGTGCGATGTAGATGCCTTCGACAGTATCGGCGGCTACGAAGGTTGAGAGATCACTATTATTGAAGACAAAGAGACCTTCTCGTCCGCTTTGGGTGAGGATTACGGGGTTCGAGGTGTCTGCTGCGGCTACATCGGCAGTTGTGGCAACGAACGAACCTCCGCCACCTGCTAATTCGGTGATTATATTACCGGAAGCGAGATAGTAGGCCCGCTGGGTCGAAGTGTCGATGCAAATAGGGCTTCCTTGGCCATTGGTGCTAAGAAAATCGGCGAGAATAGGCGAGCCGGAAGTAAGATTTACCCAACTATACACGGTGCTATTTGCTTTCTATTTGAGGATTGGCGGACTTGAGCCATTCTTCGGGAGAAGTGGACTTTGGGGGTAGCGCGACGACGAAAGTGGCGTTATTGGTGACAGAACCAGCGGCCCGAGCGCCAAATCCGAGGGCCTTCCCGGAGATTTCGAGGGTCTTGAGAGCGAGGTCGGGGTTTCGGGAGGCTTCGAGCTTTTCAGCGAGAACGCGGAGGGACTGGTCTGCGAGCCCGCGATAGCGATCTTCGAGTGAAGCGATGATTTCCGGGTTCATAACGTCGTCCCGGCGCTTCGCGAGGGCCCCTTGGAAAGCGTCAGAGCCCATGACGATGGAAATCCAGCTTTGCGAGCGACCGAAGCGTTTGGCGAGTTCGGCTTGAGTAATCGTCGGCTCGGCGATGAGGACATCGATCATCGCTTCGTGGGAATAGCGGACCTTTTGGAGGCGGGAGCCGGAGAAATCTTCGCCTTGAGCATAGCCCTTGGCTTCGGCTATGCCTTGGTATTTCTGGTGATCGAGGGGAAGATACTCGCGGGCGGCCCGGACGGAGGCAGCGTCGTCGGAATCTACCGGTGGTTTCGGCGGGTCTGGGGGGTTTGTAGGCTCGCCGGAGGGGTTAGGCACTTCCACCCCTTCAGCTAAGCGCTCATACATACCTTCCATGACTAACCCTCCCAAAAGGCCCTTCCCCGCGTCAGGCTGAATATGGACTAGAGGGCGGTGGGCGGTCAACCCTCTTTCTTTCCAGTCAGGTGCTTTTCCAAACCACCGGCTATAATACCGATATTATCCCCGGCTATTTCCCGTTCTGCTGAATTTTTCGGGGATAGGGCAGGGAGCGAGAAGCAGCAGGGAGAAATGATCGGGACAATGCGCAGGGAGGGGTGATGCCCTAAATATCCTTCGTCGTCGACCCCCGCCTTCGGGAAGGTAGCCCCCCGGTCGAGCTAGAGGGGAAGCGGAACGGAGAGTAATGGGCACGAGCAAGCGGCGCGACGGCGAGAAACCGTAGGGGCGCGGAGCGCGGGCCGATAATAATGCGCAGCGAAGCCTGGCTATTGGGCCAATGTTTACTAGGCGCGGGGCCGCTGGCCCGATGCATAGCCGTAATCCGGATGTAATCTAGGGATAATCCTGAGTGTTAGGTATCAATGCGGCCCAATGGGTTATTGCAAACGGGTAGAGCGGAATGAAGTGTTTGCCCTGCCCCTCACGTTAGTTGCTCGCAATGCGTCCGCTGGTCTCTCTTACAGTTGTAATAATATTTTTTTTAGAACCGAATTAGGGGGAGGGCACCCCGGCGAGGGGGGTGGGCTGTAGTGATACCTAATACTCATAGTTACGGCTAGAATACATCCGGATTACTCAGGAAACGACTAGAGGGATGGGGCTGGCGCGACAATGGGCCATAGAGCGGGATTAGAGCGCGACGGCACGGCGGGATAGAGGCGCTAGCACGGGGATATGGGACGGTGGGCAGAGGGCGCGGCGATGCCTGGCCCGTTGATCGGCGGGACTATGCGGATGCGGAGCTTGACATCCGTTAGAGACTATGGGCATAGAGAGCGGGACGGATTGCGGCGAGCGGCGCCCGTCACATTGAACCGCTCAAATGGAGGTAAAAATGGCTAAGAAGTCTATCATTAGTGTTGTGCGCAAAGGTTCCGTTCTCACGTTCAACGTGGAAAACGGCGGGAGCTTCACATTCGACATGGGCGCGGTGAATGAGGAAATCCGCGACGCGGCTCTGGAACACGGGTTTCGTCAAAAGATTTCCGACGCGGCAGCCATGCCGAAGGATGAGCTAACCGGCGATGCGAAAAAGGATGCGGCGACAAAGCTTGATGCGATGCGCGCCGTTGCCGATCGACTCGTCGGGGATGACCCGAGTTGGAACAAGCGTGCGGGCGATGGAAGCGGTCCGGTTGCCGGGCTGATCTTCCGGGCGTTCTCGGAATGGGTTGCGGCTGCGGCGACTGCCGCGAAGAAGCCCGTCCCGAGCGATGAGGCAATCAAAGCGCGTTACGATGCGATGGACCGGAAAGAGGTTCTCGCACTTCGCAACGTCGAAGGGATTGCCAAAATCATCGAGCGGATCAAATCCGAGCGGCCCGCGAAGGAAGCTGACAAGGTTGATACCAAATCGCTTCTCAAGGAGTTGGGGATTTAGCCCAATTCATCGGCGCAACACTTGGGGCGGGAGTAATCCCGCCCTATTCTTTGGAGTAACGATCATGCACGAACGCCTAGCATTTATCGCATCCCGGCGAAGGGGAATTGAAACCTATTATTTCGCTCATATCCCCGAGCCGATGATCCTAGAGCCAGTTGGCCGCCGTTGGCGGTTCCAATTGCTCGAATACCCAACCCGAGCCGAAGCGTTCCGCGATATGCTCACTCATGCGAGCTTTCGTCTAGAGCGCCAATCGCTCCGATAGGGGAAAATCAATGGCCTACGAAGTCAGCTACGTTGGCGACAATAGCAAGCGCCGCGCAATCAATGACCTATGCCGCTACATCGGTCTAGGCCCTTCAAAAGTTGTTTGCCGGGAAGCCCGACGAATTGCCGCAATCGAGAACGAGGAACAACGGAACAAAGCCTATAACGGCCTGTCGTTCCAAATTTCAATGTTTCTTGGGGTGAGCGGTGAGCCGGTGCGCCGGTTGTTCGCTCACTAT